TTGTAGTAGAACCTACTTGTATAAGTTCCACCGAACTCATGTACGTGAGGTACAGGTTCATTGTATTGATTCGAGCTAGGAAACTTGACCGGACCAATGATAGCGTGATTACCAAACACACTAAAGTAAATTTCTCTAAGACCCATTTCAGTATGTACGTGTGGAGGCTTTGGTGCTTTAGATGGTCCCGCTCTCTTCCGCATGGTCCTCTTAGCTGTCACACGTATCAAACCGGCTACTCTATAGAGAGATTTACCTTCTGCGTATCGTATACGCCTTATTAGTTTCTGAAAGAAGAACTGTATTTTACCAGTGTATTTCAACAGCTTGATCCTTTAAAAACAAACTCAGTAATAGACAAGAACCACTTTTGGTTAATTGTTACTTCTTGTGCTGGTTCTGCACGAATGGTATCAATTGGAATACCCCAATCATGTGTTGCAACTGCTTTGTCAATCTGTTCTCGAAGATTGAGAACTTGAGTGATTTCTTCCCACTCACCAACATCACTAGCAGCAAATGATTGAAATGGAATTGAGAGCACAACTGAGATAATTGGACTATAAGAAAGTTGTTTAATCCTTTCTCTTGACCCACTTGATTCTCGATTGTACTCAACTACTACTGGCACAACAAACAAACTATGAACTTGATTCTCAAAGGCTTTAGTTGGATCTAAAGCACATTCAGCTTCGAAAAGCTTATCTTGAACTAGATCAGAACTAGAAGTCAATGTTAGACCTAACGTGTTCAAGTAATCTCTAACATCTTCTGCTAATTCTGCTAGTGTCATGATTGATCCATAGTAAAGGCTGTTGTGCTGTCAAAGGTTACAAGAGTTGAATCGAAGGTGATATCAGCGGCTACGTCTTTCTGATACGTAGTTTGAATTACGATGTCTAAATGAAAAGGGTCATTGTAGTACCAAAGTAATCTTTTGTCGAAAGCCATCTGGAAGATCTTACTATTCCAAACAATTTCGATACCACGTTCTAACGGAATATCATTATCTAGCAAGTCTTGTCTCAAAAACATGAAGTCAAAATACTGTGTTTGTATCTTGACTCCTTGTTGAATTGTATCTGCTTGACAGCTAGGTACTGTCGCTTTCAATGTAACACCCGCAGTCCCAGGACGTCGAATAACAACGTCCTGGGTTAAGTGAGTGATACGAGTTGCTGAGAGCCACTGTACGCCTGTTTGAAATAAATCTGACATAGTGGCTCCAAACAATTAGTTGAAAGTTGGGATCGTACCAATGGCTGATACAGCCAAGGTTTGAGCAGCAACTCGGATGCGTTCGTCTCCTGGGGAGGCTGCAATTGCTTTGCCGCTGCTTAGAGTGACTGCTTTCATCTTGCTGATGATTGCACGACCCAAGATGAATCCGTTTGTTGGAGAAGATGCTGCAACAGCACCTACACCAGCAGGTAGAGTAACTCCACCGGATACACCGTTAAGATCGTAGTCCCAATAAACAACTGCGTTTGCTAGGATGACTGCACCGAGAGCAGGGTTGACAACGAAGTCAGCAACCCAATCAAAGATCAATTCACCGATGGCTCCAGGGAGAATGATCTTCTTGCTAATCCCAATACGACCCATATGGAACACCGGTTCTCCTGGGAGGATCGATGTCGTGAGGATGTTGTAGTAGGGAATGATATTCGAATCACTTCGAATAATACCTGCTGGACCGTAGTTTTCCAACAGTACAGGTTGAGCAACCAAATTTGGTGTTGATACTGGCATTGTGTGAATTCCTCTTTTCTATGTGTTGATTCAATTACGCTTTGCAACGAACGATAGCGGTGTTCTCTCGTTCGTTAACTTCGACGTCCCAGTACCCACGAGTACCGAAACCGAGCATGTCCGATGGGAGTTCAACGGTTTCAATCGTTGGTCGTTTCTTACCACGTAGGTAAGTAACTTCGTATGGGCTGAATCGAACTTCCTTAGGCCACAATACCCAACTTGTTGAAGCAACAAAGTTGACGTTACCAAGGGCTGAAGTGTTGCCCATTTGAGCAAACATAGCCATTTGGAACTTGTTGAACCAGTAGTTCTTGCTACCAGTCTTGGTGTTTGCTGTGGTGTCACCAACAATGTAGTCTTGCTTGAGGATTTCCCAAGCTGTTTCTTCCAAGTTTGGTCCGTGAATGAGCTTCCACTCACCGTTGATGATCGTGTTCCAAACAAGACCACGGGTCTCATTGTATTGACGAACATCAGTATATCGAGTGGACAAGTTAGCTCGGGTTAGAGCCATGCTTGTAAAGCTGTTGACAGTATCAACCCAGAACGTGCTGGCTGCTGATGCTTGTGCAAGCATTTTCAGACCCAACTTGTAGTCTGGAACCATCATTGCACCTTCAAGCATTGCATCCATCATGGAAGCAAGCACGTCACGGTCGTCGTTCACAATCGTTTCACGATCAAGAATAACGATCTGTCCCTTGGTATCCAAGGTTGAAGTGTAACGTGTTTCCTTACCAAAACTGGTATGGGAAATCTTACCGTCAGCACTCAAACCTTCCCACATTTCTCCACCACTTGGTCGGATCTTGGATGTGGTTCGGAAGTCAGGGTTACTACCTTCCTTCAAGTGTTGAACAGCAAACGGTGGATTCAAAGCCCATCGTTCTTCAAGTTGAGCCTTTCCAACGTCCTCAAACAAGTTAGGCATTGAGAAGGTTGAGAAGCCTGCGTTCTTGATGAACTTGCAAACTACGTCTGGATCACTGAATCCAGTATAGTTACCACCCATGTGATTTGCAACCATCACGCACAACTCTAGTGGACCCATTGGACCTTCAGAGTCTACTTGGTCGACAGTTTCTTTACCCCACTTCTTAGCTGCACCCTCTGCGGTCATGCCGTTAGAGATTGCCATTCGAGCAGCCATATGGTTGTAGAAGGTAGCCTTCGTATCCTTGCTGCTTCCCGAAGGAATCTTTGGAAGTTGGTTACGGAGTTGAACCAACTCTACTTCGTTCTTAATTCGTTCGTCATCCCAACCGTTTTGAAGTCCATTCTCAACAATGTCAAGGTGGTCCTTGTAGTTGTTGATAAGCTTCTGGGTTCGGATCAACAACTTAGCTGAGGAAAGGTCATCTTGCTTGTTCTTGAGGTCAGCCTCTTGTTTGTTCTTAAGATCGAGAGCAGCTTTATCTTCAAGCTCCTTCTTGTTCTTAAGATCTAACTCTTCTTGAGCTTTCTTGTTCTTAAGATCAAGATCATCTTTGGTCTTGTCGTCAGCCGGTGGTGCCGCATTCTTAATTGTCATTCTTCTTTCCTCGTTTAGTAATTCAAAACTTGTTTCTCCGTCACGACCAAATTCGGTGACAGTCATTTCGATCATTCTGCTCTTCTCTACAACGTAGATTGGAGCTTGAAAAGTGCGTCCATTAACAACTACAGGATCTTTAGCGTGAAAGCTAATATGATCCTTCCAGTTATCAATTCTCAGCCCCATGCTTCCCTCGTAAGGAAAACCGTTCTTCAAACCTTCTTCAATCTTGGTTGTCGTCACTCCTGGTAGAGATAAGAAACCACGACCTGAAAGCTTTGTCTCTCCATCTAATTTGCTGATCTTAGTAGTATGGCCGACTGCCTCCCAATGGTTGTAAAGAATCGGAATCTTCTGCTTGTTAGCAATTCCAGAAACTCGATAAACAACTGGATGGTCAAAACCATAATCTGAAAGATCAACAGAGTCTCCAGAATATGCCATAAAAGAAAGCTTCGCTGGCCCCTTTTCTGGGAGGGTGGCTTTAGCTTCACACTTGATGTGAATTGGTTTCACGTTAGCTTCATTGTTCACCCTCATCTGGTAATCCTTGTAGAAGAGATAAAACTTGTGGAGATCTTGATACAAGCAGGACTTCATGAAGCTCTTCTACAGAAACTCCACGAAGTTTAGCTTCTCTTTGAAGCTCTCTTCTTGCATTTAGACCTTGATCCATGTAGACACGACTTAAAGTAGTGCTACCAGATATTAAATCGATAGCTCTACTATTTGCATTCTTCATTGGATCAGGATGTTGAAATAACAAATCGTAATTCAAATCAAATACGAACTTAGATGCTTGTCCACGTGCTCTAACACTTAGGTAGTCAGAGACACGAACAGCACGTTCAATCCACATCTTATAGATCTTACGAGTAACTGGTTCGAAGTCAGTACGGTCAATACTTACACGGTTCTTCCAAGGAATGATGTCAATGGCAGCAGTAGCCATATTATGTCCACTACTGTCACCAAGAGCAATGTTCTTAGGCATTTGAACACAACGAGCAGCAGCACCAATAACTAGTTGGATAAACTGATTTCGTTCTGTACCATGACTACCAAACTGTAAGCCCGTCAGGTCTGTTCCTGGGGGAAGGGTTGGGACCATTCCAGGTTCGTATTCCCATTGTCCTGATGGTATACCGTCGGCAGCATTTGGTTTGTAGACTAACGGATCAAGTTTGATTGCCATTGGGATAGAGGACTTCATTTCCTCACCACGAACAATAGCTTTCATAAATCTCTTGACAGAAGGAAACAAAGTAAAAGCAGCACCACATTCAGGTGCCCAAGTTCTTATTCCCTCTTTAATCGACTTATGCCACACAATGATATCTTTGATATCAAAGGGTGTGGGTTCCATCGTTCCATTGTCAACATAGATCTTTGCTATGTCCCAATTTTCATCGTACTCAACACCGTCGATGATTCTGTCTTTAGGATCAGCACCCCAAGGTTGTTTCAAGTCAGTAGCACAAAGAGT